TCAGTCTGGGGTTTCTTCTGTCGTCGTAAGGGTGTGTTTTTGGCACCAGTAAATAGTAAGAAGCCTGGTAAAAAAGTTGACCCAAGGAATACTTCTCCATATACTGCCATGCAACTCAACCTCACCCCACTAGAATTAGCATTTCAATGAACGAACTCGATCCCTCTTCAATTACTCTTAGTTCACCAACTAAGGCGTTCGCATATGAGAAGATCTCACGCGAGATTGACGAGTGTGATGACATTGTTACCATGAAGGAAGCCTTACGTTGTTATGTCAAGCTCTATTTCAAGCAACAAGAAACCATGGTCCTTATCGGAGTCCCCGACATCAGAGATGAAAACCTTTGAGCCACAAATTAATGACTATGTACGGTGGTCCAAAGNTACACATACTGTCGAAGGATGGGTATATTTTAAAGATGAGGAATATATTACGATTGANGTAGGTGTTAAACCAAAGAANCGTTGTAATTATGTGAGAAATATGTTACACTGTAAGGATCATATCCTTGTNGTGTGTTACTCATTTCTGTGGGATGAANTACAATACATNAAATCTAGAGAGACAAATCATGAAGCTGCGAACACTTTTGTTAGGACTATCTCTGATGATCGTCCCTCCAAGCATGGCAGAACCTAAGGTTGAATATTTCACTCCTCAAGCCATGGGGTGTATGATGCTCCAGGAATGCACTGAGGATATTCATGAAGTTATCTCCATGGCTGATATTTCCATGGAATATGAGAATTGGGANGACTTCACTAATGTGACCACAGAGTTTCATAGTATGTTGGTTCTCTTAAATCAAATGGGTGTGAAAGTATATCTGGCTGATCAAAAATATTTCCCTATTGGCCATCGTGGTGTATATCACACAGTTAGTAATAATATCTACTTNAACAAAGCATTTATGCATCGTCCTAATGTTCTCATGGCTCTGATGAGACATGAAGGATGGCATGCAGCCCANGATTGTATGGCTGGGACCATTGATAATAATATGATCGCTATTATATTACCAGAAGAGAGTGTTCCACCTGTATGGCGTGATATGGTAGAAAAAACATATCCAAAATCAGCAGTTCCATGGGAAAGTGAAGCCAAGTGGGCTGGATTGACTGAAGGAATGACAATCAAAGCACTTAGATCATGTGCTAATGGTACAATGTGGACAGATTACGAACCAACACCAATGACTAGAGAATGGCTCGTNGAGAATGGATATATTAAATGACATTAGCTCATGTTCTAATATATGTTAGTGTTCCATTTGTATTGGTGACGTTATATTTTGGNACTAAAGGTGGATATTATAATACTGACAAATATGATGGGGATGGGACAGCTCACAAGGTGTTGAAATGAAAATCAAAACTTTATCANTAAAACACGATATTTACAGTATTGAGGATATTTTTACCAATCATGAATTTAGTTTAATAAATGATGAATTTACTTATGGTAGGTGGATATTTGATAAGAAGGAGTCTACTGAGACTTCAAATTATCCTTATAGAGGTCATTTAGAGACAAAAAACTCACATTACGGTGGTGTTGACATTGTTGGATATAATAATGTATTGAATAATTTTGCTATTAATATTAAATATAAAATTCAACAATTATTATTTGACAAACCTCTTGTACTTAGAAGAATAAACACCAATATTCAATTTTTTGGTATGGAGTCTTCATTTCACAGAGACAATGATTTTTCCAATCATTGGTCCTTCGTATGTTTTGTATCTCCTAACTGGAATAGCTCATGGGGTGGAGAATTTGTTGTGAATGTAAAAGATAGTGAGTATATTCATTCTCCATACATACCCAACAGAGGAGTATTATTCCCCTCTCACTTTGAACACATGGGATATAGTCCAAATCGATTATGTAATATTCCCAGATTATCAATAGCATTTGTATATGAATTACTTCTATAATACACATGAAATTCATTCACATGAAGCTATAAAAGAAGATAAGTATGGTGATTGGAGAGTCAATGGAGAGAGTTTAATTTATGACCTACAAAATTATGAACATTTACTTACACAAGATAGATTAAAAACAGTATCATTTGACGACATAGCATTTAAAGGCAAACATCTTACAAATTTACGTGGTCCAACGTGTCTATGTTGTGATGGTTACAGATATTACTCAGCTAACATCAAGTTTCCTGGTATTTTGGTTGAAAGCATGGAAAATCCATATAATCTAAAGTATAGATTGATTGATGGAAAACATCGAATAGAAAAGATGATTAACCTAGGAATGACAACATCACAATTTTATATTCTAAAAATATCTGAACTATAATAATGTGGAGAATATGGTGTTATGCCCTTGGAAAGAAAGAGGGTAGAGATAAAAAAGATGCAGATAAGATTGCATATGTGAGAACCATCATAATGATTCAACTCATTATTACAAATGGTTTCATTATTGCAGGTAATATTAGACATTGGAATGACGGTCAGTGTGCCAACACCATATCTGGCACTATTTCCTTGACAAAGCAGTATAAATAACCTATTATATGGTTGTCAATCGGGAGCATCCCACCATGTCTGCCACCTATCTTCCTCAAAAAACTAAGTATCGCATCACACTGGATTTGGAAGTTATGGAAGATTTCAATCCACATAATATCGACTGGGAAAAAGTCCTTGATGTTCAAGGTGGTGAACACGTAGAAGCTTACGTGGAAGACTTGTCAGTTCCTGATTGTTTCTTCTCCTGATAATACCTGGGGTTGATAAATAAAATATATTATCATCCCCAACATGGCATTCTATTGCACTAAAAAATCATTGATTGATAACTCAATCACCCTATACTATGCTGGTGGAAACAGATGGTCTGATCAAGTATCAGAAAAAGTCACATTTGCCACCAGGGAAGGATTAGACCAGAAAGTTGCGAATGTTGATCGTAAATCTGGTGGATTTAAGAACGCAACAGTGGTAGAAGAATGAAAACACTAAGTCAATTCCTCACCGAAGCAAATTACGATCCTGAAATTCAGGGAAGAAGCCAGATTCGTCAGACTGGTGAAGGTGGACGTAAACAACCAAAGAGAGACACCGAGAGTAAAAGAAAGCCAGGTGCTAAACCACGAATGAAGGCAGTTGGTGGTGGTAAAATGGCTCCTGTCGGTCAATATAAGGACAGAAAAGACATTGGCTCAACTAAAGCCAGGTCTGAACGTGAACAACAACCAACACAGGAAAGAGGTAGTGCTGCATTGTCAGCAAGAGAACAACAAAGAAAGGCTTATCAAGAGAGAAAGGCACGTGAAAGAGGTGGTCAACGTACACCAATTACAGCAAAGAGTAAAGAGAAGGCTGCATCTGAATTGTTGAAGAAGAAGAAAGAAGCTCCCAAGAGTACAGGACCAAAGACAGAACGTAAAACATATCAACATGCTGGTGGTGGTGGTATGACACGTAAAGAACGTGATAAAACAAGAAACGCTGCTACAGATGCAAGAAAAAGGGATGCCAAATCAGCGATGAGAGCTGAGTTTATCAAGAAACATGGTAGAAAACCAAATAAGAAAGAAGCCATTCAGATGACTGCTAAAGCTAAAGCTGCTGCCAAGGCCCTCAAATGACACAAAGAATGATGCGGTTGTTTAATACAATCGATGAAGCCTATGAATACATCAAGTCTGATCAAGGTATATCTTTGAAAAAAGCTAAAGTGTATGTTGATCAGAGTATTGCCCAGAGAATTGATGAAAAGGTCTGGGTAGTTCTCCCCTGACAGAATGCCTCACCTTGAAACGTCCCCTATAGTATAACGACCACACTTTTATTATGACCTCCACACATATTGAACATCCTGAGGATATGATCCTGACAGGTGATCTGTCGGTTATTGATGCTCTGTATGATAATGCATTCATCTCTATGAAGATGGATGGGATGTCTCTTGTTTGGGGAACTAATCCTGCCAATGGTAAGTTTTTTGTTTGTACCAAAGCAGCATTCAACAAGAAGAAGATCCGTCTATGTTATACTGTAGAAGATATTCTGAACCACTTTGGACATCAGATTGAAGTCGTAGATATTCTTACTAATTGTCTCTTCCATCTCCCCAAGACTGATAAGATCTACTGGGGTGATTGGCTTGGTTTCGGTCACACTGATGTGTTAACTCAGAATACTTTGACCTATGCATTCCCTGAGGCTATCGATCAGAAACTGGTGATTGCTCCACACACTGTTGTCAATGTGTATGCAGAGTTCAGTGACAGTGTGTGTGAACCATTGACTGATACTTTTGAAGATACTAAAATGGTCAAGTGGGTTCAGCCCTCCATTGATCGTATGCCACCACAGACTGAGGCACCTAAGATCAACAAAGACATGATCAAGTTCTTGTCTGAGAAGGAAGCTGATAGTGCAAAGATCGCTATCAATCAACTTATCAGAAGGGGCGAATATCTTGATGATGCTACACTGACTGATATTCTTGGTTGTGTTCATCTTGCTAATCTCTATCAGTATGTGATGGAAATCAAACTGGACATCATGGATAGTCTTATCATCAATGATGCACCAACAGCTTATCTTCCAAGTGGTGATATCGCCCCCAATGGTGAGGGTTATGTCTTCCATTCTGAGAGTTATGGTAGTGTCAAACTGGTCAATCGTACCGAGTTTGCTTACGCTAACTTCAACAATGGTTACGGTACATAATNNCTCACCTCCAAATGTCCCTTGTTATGTAACCACCAACTTTAATGATCAAACTGCGTCCCCACCAACAAGAAGCTGTTTACGCATTGAGACGCAATAGTATCGGTCAAATCATCGTCCCTACGGGTGGTGGTAAGACTTTGATCGCTATTATGGATGCGGTAAAGAGATTTGAGGTCAATGTTCCTCGTAACATTGTTGTTGTGGCTCCTCGTATTCTTCTGGCAGATCAACTCTGTTCGGAGTATATGGAGCACATCACTAATGCTAACGTCTTGCATTGTCACAGTGGTGATACAAAATACTTCAGCACTACCAAGTCTGATCATATCAAACTGTTTGTGGATATGTGTAACCATGTCCGTGAACATACTATCATCTTCACTACATATCACTCGCTCCATCGTGTTCAGGAAGCTGGTATTCCTGTAGATACGATTTACTTTGATGAGGCACATAACAGTGTTCAACGTAACTTCTATCCACCGACAGAGTATTTCAGTGGCCATGCGGATCGCTGTTACTTTTTTACTGCTACTCGTAAGACTAGCGTCACTGTCAACAAACCAGGTATGAACTGGAGTCAGACTTATGGACAGGTGATTGCCCGTGTATCTGCACCTGAACTGGTTCAGAACGGTTACATTCTTCCGCCTAAGGTTAAGGTGATTGATATGGATAAGGTGGATAAAAAGTCTCTGACCCCATATGTTGAGAGCAACAAGATCCTTGAGACTATTGATCAGATCAGGATCAAAAAGATCCTTGTGTGTGTCAAGACCACGCGTCAGTTGATGAATGTGTTCAGGACAGACTTCGCAAATCAGTTAACTATGCGTGGTTACTCTTATCTGTATATCACTGCCAAGACTGGTGCTGTTATCGATGGTAAGAAAGTATCGCGTGAAGAGTTCTTTGAGACACTGAATGCGTGGGGTAAAGATCCTGCCAAACAGTTTGTGGTTCTTCATCGTAGTATCCTTTCCGAGGGTATCAACGTCAGCGAACTTGAGGCTGTTATCTTCCTTCGTAACATGGATGCTATCGAGATGCTACAGACTGTTGGTCGCGTCATTCGTGTCGGTACCGAGGCAAAGTCCTATGGTCTCTTGTGTGTCCCATGCTACAATAATGTCGGTGTGTCTACTCAGAGAGCTCTACAAAAGTGTGTAGATGTTGTCTTTGAGAAAGGCGAGATGTATGATAGTGTAGTTCGTAGGTAATATGAATTACACTAACTCTCACAT